CTGGCGCAAAAAATCAATTTCGGCGGAAGGTATAAGTGATGTAATGTTCACCGCGGTTGTTCTTATGTGCGCCCAAACAAGCTGCATGGCTGTGGGCGGGCCAGCGTTTAAGACGCAAGAGCAATGCGTGGCGGATTTTATGATGAACGGGGTTCCAGCCCTACAACGCAACTATCCAGGCTACGAGATCGTCGAGGTTGAGTGCCGCAAGTGGGAAAAGAAGGTGAAATCGTAATATGGGCATTTTAGACGATCTAGCGATGGGCTTTGGCCTGAAAGAACGCACGCAAGACTACGACGCACGCACGGCGCGTACTATTGCGGCAAATAAGGCGGCAGAAAGTGGCAGTGGTAGCAGCGACGCCATGCGACTAGCGCAGGCACGCAATCCTAGTCATCGGACCTTTTTTGGGTTTAACCAGCCCGCTATGCAATCTGCTACCAATTACTTAGAGGGCATTCAGCCAGGCTATCGCCCGCAAATAGCCCAAGACGACCGCCCGTTCATGCAGCGCGCGTTGTTTAGCCCGCAAGGCACGCCAAGCCCTCGCCCTTACGCAATCGGCCCATTAACGCTGCAAGGCCCCCTAAAACTTCCAGGTGTCCTTGGCATGATCACAGGTGGCCTATTCGGACAGCAAAACCGCGAGATCCCGACAGTTTCCGCTAACGGCGGTCCGATGCGCGTGCGTCCTAGCGGATATCAGCCGCCGCTCAGCACGACCCCGTTTGAAATCGGGAATTCTGGCGCTGGCATGGATTACGTGACGCCTGCGTATACTCAAAATTATCAGGCACCATACGAAATCGGGAATTCTGGCCTTGGCATGGATTACGTGACGCCTACACAATTAACATCCGTGTTAGATGCCGATCCTGAAAGTTTGATACCGACGCCCCCAAGCGAAGAGGGTTTACCTGAGCTATTATTGCCCCGTGTTGATGACCCGACATATGAAGAATTTATGAACCACCAAAAAGAGCTTGAAAAGAAAATGGGCTATGATTCTTTATCTGAAACTCAATACCGGACAATGTATAATAGATTAGTGACTAGATAATGGCGGAGCGTAAAAAGGATGCTAGGTTATCTCGCGTCGGCGTATCTGGCTATAACAAGCCGAAGCGAACGCCGAAACACCCGACAAAATCGCACGTCGTCGTGGCTAAAGAGGGCGACAAGGTCAAGACCATACGTTTTGGGCAGCAAGGCGTGTCTGGCGCTGGGAAAAGCCCTAAAACGGCATCTGAAAAAGCACGCAAAAAATCTTTTAAAGCGCGTCACGCGAAAAACATAGCTAAAGGCAAAATGTCCGCGGCATACTGGGCAAACAAGGTGAAGTGGTAATGGATACTGATTTTCGTAAGTTGATGCGCAACAGCGAGAGCAGCGGCATAAGCAACACACTACTAGAACTAGAAGACGGCCGACGCATGGCTGGCGCGTATCAGTTCAGCGACGCCCGCCTAGCGGATTTTAAGAAAGACACGGGAAAGACATTTACGCGTGACGAATTTTTGCGGGATCCAGAGCTGCAAGCGGAGGTCATGGATTGGCACGAAGCCGACATCATGAACTACGTGATGGACAACGGCCTAGACTACTATATCGGCCAGAACGTCGGCGGCGTTGACATCGATCCCGCTGCGTTGACGGGCATGGCGCACCTAGGCGGGCGCCTAGGAATGCGTGAGTTTCTAGAGACACGCGGTCAATACGATCCCGCGGACGACTTTGGCACTAAAATTTCGGACTACGGTAAAAAGTTTTCTGGTTTGGACATGTACGGCCTGACGCCATCGTCACCACGGCCAAAGCTACGCCCTGGGACAACATCACTGCGACCAAAACTTAGACCAATAGGATTGTTAGACTGATGTCGACATTGTCAGAGTTTATATCGCGCCGCCGAGGAGCTGAACGCCGCGCCGCGCTCAACAAGTTTCTAAACTACTATATCCCGCCAAATTTGCGACCCGCTGCCAACTTTGCAGGATCTCTGACGCCTCCATCTTCTTATGAGGGCGCTGTATTAGGGTTTGAGGAAGCGTTAGCGCCTGGTGCGCCTGTATCGCAGCGCGTTGGAGGCGTCGGGAAGGGTTTATCTGGTACGGCAGGCATCGTGGCCCCGATTGCTCTTGCTAAAAAAATAGCTATGCCTGCAGCGCAAGCTATTGAAGAGGCGTTTTTAGGATTTAACACTGGTGCCAACTATGCGGGCGGCATCTTGGCGGATCGACTAAATCAGCCAGGCCCGATGCCAACAGTGTACAGCAACCCGATCCCAGGCGTACTAGGGGGTAAGTCTGAGGACGTTATGTTCCATGGTGGGAATATAGAAGGAGATATTAGAGCTCCATTTTTTGTAACGCCTGATGAAAAATCAGCTAAATGGTATGCTGATGAAAGTGGAGGCTCCGTATCACGGCATTCTGTTAATATAAAAAACCCTCTTAGAGTCGGCAGTCAAAAAGACAATAAAAAGTTTCTTGAAATTTTAAAGAAGAATGGAATAGACGTTAATAATTTGGAGGATATGATATATGAAAATTCTCCTTACGATGGAACAAACATACTAGACGCGGCTTATGTACCAGAGGTTCGCGCGGCATTAAAAAAAGAGGGTTATGACTCTCTGTTTAATCCATATGATCAATTGGAAAATACAGAAATACCAGCATATGCAATTATTGATGATAGTATTTTTTCCGCTAACACGGTTGACGCGGCGGAATCTTCAGGTCGTTATGACAGGTTTGCAAAAGGCGGCCGTGAAGCACTTGAAGAATTTTTTGGGCTTGCGTCCGCGCGGATGGAGAAAAAACCTGTAAATCGCATTCAGCCTGACCCAGACAGGACTCCGCTTTTGGATCGAGACTATAAGACGCCGTCAGGCGTTGCTTTTGATGAGGACTTAGGGGCGTCTTACCCGCGCAATCCTAACCCGCTTGCACCGCTGCCAAAGGGCGATAGGTCGCGTGTTCTTATTGACCGTAGAGGTGAAATTTCAGACAGGCTAGCAGAAAAGATTGACCAGAGCGGTGTTATGGCTACCGACGCTAAATATTTTTACAATAGCGACGGCCCTATATTTAGGGGGGCTAGAAATGTAGGCCTAACTCCCAAAGAGGCTGCGGATTATCTTAATGACTTTTCAAAGATATTTGCGGCTACGTCCCCTAGAACGCCAGTAGAGCCAAACATTAAAAATACAACGGCTGTTATGGCTAAGCTAGAAGCGGGCATCCCTCACCGCGAAATTGTTGGTGGCGGAACAGTAGACCCGAAAACAGGCAAGCCAGGTATTTCCGAGAAAGGATACCCAATGATGACGGGGAAGGGCGGCATCCATGGTAACCTGCTAGACGATGTCATTGAGCGCGGAGGAATTGATCGCGCGACTAATACAAAGCCCGCTACATTTGGCGCAAATATGGTCGGCAACTTGTCGGGTGCTACTGTGGACACTCACGCTATTCGCGGGGCATTGATAGCACTAAACGACATAGATCCCGGAGCGGTCCCAGAGGGCTTTATTTTGCCGAAATTTAGAGAGGCATATAAAGACAACCCAACTAAACTTACGCCAGATATGATTGACGACACAATCGGGACACAGATGATTGAGGTCGACGGTCGCAAGGTTAAAGCACAAACGGAATACCCAGTGTTTGCGGATATATATCACGACCTTGGCGAGAAGCTAGGAAATGAAAAGCCAGCGACAGCGCAGGCCGCTGGCTGGTTTGGCCTTGGCGAAGAGACAAACCTTGTAAGCGATCGAGCAACAGTCTCAGAAATTTTTGATCAGCGAATTGACGTGACGGCAAAAGAGCTTGGGCTAACGAGGGAACAGGTTGCCGAATTGGTTTTCCGTAGAAAAATACCATTAATGAGTTTATTAGCTGGTACGGCAACAACAGGCGGAATTCTTGGCAGCGCAGACGATAAAGGGCGTAATAATGGAATATGAAATCTCTGAAATGGCGGCGCAGCTAGAAGCCGAAATGAACCCCGACGCGATGACCGAGGAAGAGCTGCAAGGTATCGTCGGCAAGGAGCTAGAGGACGCGGTAGACTACGCGGACAACTATGTGTCCCCGCTGCGCGCCACAGCGACAGAATATTATCGCGGCGATCCCTTTGGTAACGAGGAAGAGGGCCGCAGCCAAGTGGTCAGCATGGATGTGCGCGACACGGTGCAGGCGATCATGCCGTCGCTGATGCGTATTTTCCATAGCACCGAAAACACTGTTGAATATGCGCCCCAAGGGCCAGAAGACGTGGCCGCGGCTAAGCAGGCGACGCAATACGCGAATTACATCATCAATCGCGACAACAACGGGTTCCTGCACATGCACGCCGCGTTCAAGGACGCGCTGATCCGCAAGGTTGGCATTTTAAAGTGTTACTGGGACGACCAAACGCGCATCGAAACCGTTGACCTGACAGGCCTTGACGACGCTGCTCTGGCGGCGCTGTACGCCGACCCAGACGCCGAAATCGAGATCGTCGCGTCTCAGCCTGTCGGAGATCCCGACTTTGACCCCATGACGGGGGAGATACTGCCCGCGCCCATGATGCACGCCGTGCGCGTCAGCTACACGCACCCTGATGGCCGCGTAAAGCTAGAGGCCGTACCCCCCGAAGAATTCCTAATTTCACGCGAAGCCAAGGACATCACCACGGCGGACTACGTTGCGCACCGCCGCATCGTGACCGTGTCAGAGCTTGTGGCGATGGGCTACGCGATGGAAGAGGTCGAGGGCCTAGCGTCGGCGCACGACGATATGAATACCAACATCGAACGTCACACACGCAACCCCGCGTTGATCAACGAGATGAACGAGCGCGACGACCCTGCGATGCGCAAAGTGTTGTACGTCGAAAACTACATCAAGGTGGACTACGACGGCGACGGCATCGCGGAGCTGCGTAAAATTTGCACTGGCGGCGACGGCAATAAGATCCTGGCGAACGAGCCGTGTTCTATCGTCCCGTTTGCGTCGTTCTGCCCAGATCCAGAGGCGCACGATTTTTATGGCATGTCAGTGGCGGACGCTGTCATGGATATCCAGAAAATCAAGTCATCTATCATGCGCAACACGCTGGACAGCTTGTCCATGTCGATCCACCCACGCGTCGCCGTGGTTGAGGGCATGGTTAACCTAGAAGACGTTTTGTCGACTGAGGTTGGCAGCGTGATCCGCCAGCGTGCGGCGGGACAGGTGCAGCCGATGACCATGCCGTTTGTCGGCCAGCAAGCGTTCCCCGTGTTGAAATACATGGACGAAGTCAAAGAGAGCCGCACAGGCATCTCAAAGGCGTCTGCAGGCCTAGACGCAGGCGCGCTGCAGTCATCCACCGCAGCGGCCGTAAATGCGACTGTGAGCGCCGCTCAGCAACACATAGAGCTGATCGCGCGCATCTTTGCCGAGACAGGCATGAAGCAGCTTTACAAGATCGTGCTAAACCTGATCACGACGCACCAGGATCAGCCGCGCATGGTTCGCCTGACAAACGAATTTGTGCCTATTGATCCTCGGGTATGGAACACAAACATGGACGTGTCTATCAACGTCGGCCTGGGCCGCGGTACGGACACTGAGCGTATGATGATCCTGCGTCAGCTTGGCGACATGCAGAAAGAGGCAATCCAGACAATGGGCCCCGTGAACCCGCTGACCGATATGGTCAAACTGTCGAACACGCTGAAAGCGATGACAGAGCTTGCAGGGTTCAAGGATGCGTCGCAGTTCTGGTCAGATCCGACACAGTTCCAGGCGCCGCCGAAAGAAGAAAAGCCAGACATCAATGAGCAATTGATTATGGTCCAGATCCAGCAGATCCAGGCGGACATCCAGAAAAAGGCAGCCGAGCTGTCACTGGAGCGCGAAAAAATGATAATGGACGACGACCGCAAGCGTGACGAACTAGACGCGGAATTGTTTGTTAAGGCGGAGGAGCTGCAGGCTAAATACGGGACACAGATGAACGTCGAAGACGTCCGCGCCCAGCTTGCAATGAACCGCGAAATGCTACGCGCACAGACGGAGGTCATCAAGGGCGCCATAGATGATGAAGAGTAAACAACAAATCATAGACGACGGACAGGAGGCAAAGCGCCTCCTAGACGACACTGATCTGAACCGTTTTATGGATGAGATCAAACAGGATTGCTGGGTGCAGTTTGAGGCGACTGCCCTGGACGATAGAGAGGGCCGAGAGGCCATTTACATGACATTGCGGGGGGTCGAAACGGTGCGTCAATCGCTTCGAGCAATGGTCGATAACGCTACTATTGAAAAACGAGAGAAATAGCAGCATAATATGGAGTTAATGAGATGTCAGAAAACAACAACCCTCGCGGGACTGATCTGAACAGTGCTCAACAAGCAATCAGCGCCATAATCGCGCCCCAAGAGGATACCGCGACTGAGCCTGAAGCGCCGCAGGTTGAAGCGACAGAGGAATTTGTCGAAGAGGCCTATGAACCAGAAACTGAGCCGCAAGGCGAGGAGGAGGTTCAACTTGAAACCGAAGACTACGAGGATCAAGACGACGACACATCCTTTGACCTACTGACCGCAACGGTTGAGGTAGACGGAGAAGAGATTACTGTCGAAGAATTGAAACGAGGAAATCTAAGGCAGAGAGATTACACCCGTAAGACCCAGGAGTTGGCCGAAGCGCGTAAGCTGATGGAAGCCGAATACCAGGAAATTGCGAGTGAGCGGGCACAATACGCCCAACTATTGCCTGCACTGCAGCAACGGTTGGAGCAAAACGAGCAAGAACCTGATTGGGACACGCTATACGACATGGATCCCCAACAGGCAGCTAAGGCGGAGCGCCAGTGGCGCGCGCAGCAAGATCAACGCAAAGAGCAGATCGAAGCTGTGAAATCCGAACAGCAACGGATGCAAGCGATGCAGCAACAACAGATGTTCCAATACCAGGAACAGTACATTGCACAGCAACGTGAGGTCCTGCCAGATGTTATCCCTGAATGGCGCGACACCGCCGTTCGTCAGCGGGAAACAGGCGAACTGAAAAACTTTCTCTTAGGAGAGGGGTTCACCGCCGAAGATATATCTGGGCTGGCAAATGCAACGCTCGTTAAGTTGGCACGCAAGGCAATGCTATACGATCAAGGACAAAGTCGCGCGACGCAGGCGAAAGCCAAGCCGAAAGCGAAATCCAAGACGTTAAAGGCAGGGTCGCGTGGGTCACAGCCAAAGCCGAAAGGCGCCCGTGTCCAAGCGCTCCAGCGCGCACAGTCTGGTCGCGTCACTGATGCCGCGGCTGCAATTAAAAATCTTCTATAGGAGGCCATTATGGCTATCGTAGCAAATACATTCACCAGCTTTGACGCGAAAGGCATTCGCGAAGAGCTTTCCGACGTGATCAACATGATCTCGCCCGAAGACGTTCCACTGCAAAGTAACATCGGCTCAAAGAACGTAAGCAACACTTACTTTGAGTGGCAACACGATTCTTTGGCAGCGACTGACAAAACGGCGCGCATTGACGGCGACGATGTTTCGTCATTCGACGCAACATCAGCGACTACACGCGTGGGCAATTACACACAGATCCTACGTCGCACAGTCATCGTCGCGGACAACCTAGGTTCGCAAGACTTAGCAGGCCGCAATGACGAAATGGCAATGCAAATCGCAAAACGTGGCCGCGAGTTGAAGCGTGACCTAGAAGCGGTTTTGACCGACAACAACGCAGCCGTTGCGGGCAATTCATCAACAGCACGCGAAACAGCGGGCCTAGGTGCATGGATCGCGACAAACACTGTACACCAGTCAGGCGGTACACCAGCGGGTGCAGACCCAACAGGTGACGGCTCAGACGCGCGTACAGACGACAGCGTGCCAGCCGCGTTCACAGAGACAATGCTGAAGTCAGCAATGCAATCTGCGTACACAAACGGCGGTCAGCCATCGATCCTTATGGTCGGTCCGTTCAACAAGACACAGGTATCAGGTTTCGCGGGTATCGCGGCACAGCGTTACCAAGCTCCGTCAGATAGCCCAACGACTATCATTGGCGCGGCTGACGTGTATTTGTCCGACTTCGGACAACTTCAGGTTGTACCTAACCGTTTCCAGCGTGAACGTGACGCATGGTTGTTGGACCCAGAATACGCATCTGTCGCGTACCTACGTCCAATCCAGAAAGTCGACCTAAGTAAAACAGGCGACGCAACCAAAGCGATGCTATTGGTTGAAGCTGGCCTAGAGGTAGGCGCAGAGGACGCACACGCAGGCGTGTTCGACCTTACATCTTCATAATATTGTCGGGGCGGCTTAGGTCGCCCCTACTCTTTCGGAGGATACGATGACTAAACGACTTTTCAGTCACGACGCCGAACAAGGCATCACGAAATATTGGCACGTCACAGGCAACGGGGAGTATGTCGTTGAGACGGTGCAGGACGTTAGCAAGATCGCTGAATTCAATAAGCGACAGTATAACGAAACCCCCGGCAAATATGGCGACGTGAACAAGGTAGCGTCGATCCCTCTTTCAGTGTATTATCAGCTCAAGCGGCAAGGTATTGCGGACGATCCCGTGGCCTTGAAAAAGTGGTTGAACGATAGTGAAAACCAGGTGTTCAGAACAAGGGCGGGCAAGCTGTGAGTATTGCTAATTATACCGACTTACAAACAACCATTGCGGATTTTCTAAACCGCGATGACCTTACGTCGGTGATCCCGACATTTATCACGCTGGCCGAGGCGGACATGAACCGTAAGCTGCGCCACTGGCGCATGGAGCGGCGGTCTACGGCGCTATTGGACACGCGGTACACGTCTCTACCCCAGGACTTTATTGACGCTGTCCGCATGCAGCTAACAGGGCCTGGAGGGGTTCAGCGATT